AGTGGTGATGTCATTCTAGTAACTAAAGATACAATTGAAATTGAGGCTGGGTGTTTGACTTCTAAATAATCGATTACTGCCTGCATAGTATTACCAGTATCGTAAATATCATCTACTAAATAAACATGTTTGCCTTTAACGGGTGTCTCTAAATCTTTGGTGATTTGGATGTCGCCCTGTTTGTTTTTGCTTATATACGATTTAACGCGCATAAAATCGCATTCTACGTCGATACTCATGTTACGCACCAAGTCCGCGTAAAACATAAAGGCACCATTTAATAAACCAACCATCACAACAGGTGTCTTATCCCCACGATGGTCATCAGCAATTTGTTTAGCTATAATTTTTGTTTGGATATCAATATCCTTAGCTTTAATTAATTCAATCATTTTTTTCTCTTTTAGCTATACAATTTTTACACAAGTAAATTATGTGAGGGATCCCAAAAGATCCCTTTACATAATATTGTTTAATCACTTTATCAGGAATATCATTAAGACAATCCTGGCATACCGTAGTTATTTGTAATTTTTTCTTAGCCATTAACTAAGTTTTTTTACCTCGTAAGTACTATTGTGAGTAGTATTTGCTTGAAACAAATCAGCTACTTGTTTAGCTTCTTCATAAGTATCCCATTCCATAGGAATACCCTCAACATCATTTACAATAACAACATGTTTACTGTCGTTTGAGTGTTTTAAAACTACGTAAGCCATTATACTTGTCGTTTAGTATCGTAAGCAATAATGTGATCTCTACCAGTCATGTTATAACCATGCTCAGCACACATTTCAAATACTTTAGGATACATTTCAATTAATGTTTCTCTAGTATCTCCGGCAGGCATAACGAATGTTTTGTCTTTAGGAATACCGAGTTCGACTCTGTAAGCTTCGATTTCAGCGAGGCCTTCAGCAGTACCATCCCACACAGGCTTGTAATGGTAATCACTATGATAATTAATAGTCTTTCTAATGGCTTCAGTGTTGAGGCGAAGTCTATTGTGTGTTTGTACCATTTTTTCATCTGTGACTGATCCATTAGGAGTAAGAGCCCCAACCACAGGCACACTATTACTAAATTTAGGTGATAAAGAAATGAGATCAATTGGGTAATCGGTCTCGAGGAAATGACTTCCTTCAGTCTCGATAGTAATGAGAATTCCTCTTTCATGAGCGAAATGTGTTAGTTCATTAACCAATGCAGGATGCATAGTAGGTGAACCACCAGTTAACATCATTTCTTTAACGTGAGGATTCTCATCATAAATTTTAATAATGTCATTAAAAGTGAAACCACCTTTTTCTGGGTGAATTGAAGTATACCAAGAATCACACCAACCCCCTTCACCAAAAAAACAACGGTGAGTACAGCCGGTAGTACGAACAGCAATAGTTGGACGTCCGAAACGGCTTCCTTCTGATTGGACACATCGGTACAGTTCGAGAACTGGGAGGACTTTGTCATAATCTTCAATTCGGCCTAGGGGAGCTGTTTTGTCCCATAATTTTGGATTTACATTCATAATTAACCTTTATAAAATGCTGTATTTTTCTCATGTTCGCGGAATTCAACTTGAACAACCTTTACGCGGCCGTCGGTCTCTTCTTGAACGAAATCATTAATTTTGTTATAAAAATACTCAGCAAATCGTTCAGCTCCAACTCCAGGAATAACTCTCATTTGAATAACTCCTCTGTTGTCCATATCTCTAAAGTTTTCAATTTCAGGATCGTCGTCAGCAATAACTGTAGTATGATCAAGCATATAATCAAGCCATGCTTTAGGATTCATACCATCAATTGTAGTTTTAGCACGTTTCATACCTCCGAAATCCCAAACCCAATTACGTTCATCGAGTTCACCTTCAAACCATACTTTTAAACTTACTCCGTAACCATGAAGAAAGCGACAATGTGTTCCTTCAGCTCGCCATTGACGAAATACTGTTGAATAACCGTCAAATACTTTTGTTGATCTAAAACTACCCATTATAAAAATTAATTACGTCTTGTTCTGATTTGGCTCCTACAAAACGATTTACTTCTTGTTCATTTTCTACTAGAATAACTGTAGGAACACTTTTAACTCCAAATTTAGTGATTACATCTGGTTCGTAATCTACATTGATTTTCTTTACGTTAACACCTTGTGATGCTACGCGATCCATTACCGGACCAAACATTTTGCACGGACCACACCAAGGTGCCGAAAAATACCATAATTGTTTCATAATTCTGATTCTTTAATTAATTCTGTTCCTTTTTCTTTTAATAGATAGGATGTATTCTCTATAAATAGTGGTTTGGCTTCGCTCCAATTAGAAGAATATTGAGGATAACCACCTCTTAATCCTACAAATACACCCCCATCTTGATTGACTACAATGTATCTTTCAAGGAATGGGGGTGTTTTTTTATAGGTTCTTTTTATCATACTAGTTCTTCAGCAACTCCAACAATTTCAGCCAAGATAAGTAAAGTCACTGCAATATCCAAGCTCCACCAAAAAGCTCCAAATCCTAAGATTCGAATTGCTGATTTAGCAAAACTTACCATTCTATGCTTATACTGGTCAGGCATATAACTTTCGTTAGTTTTAGGAACATTTACTTTTGTATCATTGTAAGTCCAAGTATTTCTTTTTTCCATATTATTTTCTAATGTTTCGTATTTATTGCTTTTCCAATAAGTGCCTCTACGTGCTTCAGTTATTCCATCACTCATGACTAGCAAGTACTGTGTTAACGTGAGCAACTACTTTATCCCAAGATGCAATACCATCTTCATCTTCATAAATTACAGGATCAGGACGACCTAAAGCAATAAATGCTTCTACTCGTTCAACACTTGAAGCTGACTTATAATCTGAATTACCTGATGGATAGGGTTTGTAACTTGTATTAGTGCGCTTATAAACTTCATCAAATTCGATTTCTAGGTATTCACATAACCATTCCCCATCTTGAAGAATAGTAAATTTATCACCATCTAAATAAGGAGTGTAAATGTGAACTCGCTCAGAACCCCAGTTACCTGATTTAAATGCTTCAAAATCCAAATCGCGGAATTCTTGGCGGCAATCAGGATAAATTGCATGGTCACCAGCATGAATTCCCATCGCAATACACGTGTTTTCTTCCGTCTTATCTGCGATTGAAAGTGCTACTGCCTGAGTGATCGAAGCAAAGATTTTATTGCGGTTAGGAACAACAGTTGCTTTCATGTTTTCCTCAGCATAGTGTCCTTCAGGTACGTCATCACCACCTTGAACCAAAGCTGAGTTAAGAAGATCTGTTAAACCATCTAATTTGATTACTCGGTAACGAACATCGTAACCACTAGCTTTTAAATAATCAACTAATGATTGAGCTCGCTCTAATTCAACTCGGTGTTTTTGTCCGTAATCAAAAGACAAAGCCGTTACTGTATCAAATTCTTTGATACATTTGAGCAACAATGTGCTCGAATCCATACCACCGGAAAGTGATACTACTGCGTGTTTCGCATTCATTTTACCTAATTGTTCTTCAGTAAATAACATAATTTATATAATTTAAATTTGCCAGGTATTTTAAGCGTATAGGCAAACGCTATTTATTAAAAAGGTAGATCATCAGTTTGATCACCATTAAAATATTGATCTAAAAAATATTTAGGATACATCATAATAGATCCTTTGTATTTGGGGTTTGAAACTTCTTTAATTTCAAATCCAACTTTTGCTTTAGCAGCGGCCTCAGCTACTTGTTTACCTAGTTCACCACCTGCGGCACGTCCTAGAAAGTCATAAAGACTCATCATTTCATTTTCCATTTTACAAATCGTTTATATATCTAAATTTAGTTAAGTTGTCAGTTAAGATATCCCAATTTACTTGGTCACTTAACATATAAAAATAATCATTCATATTTGCTTTAGGTTTAGCAGATAATCCTGATAGTGTATATCTGGTGCCTTCTAGAGCAGCCATTACTGGGTTAGAGGTATCGATTGATTCAATACAATCATATCCTGCATACCAACCAAATTCTTGGGGAACAGCACATCCTAAAAGGTGAATTCTATCGTTTGGGTTGATAACTCTTATTTTAAATAAACTTGAAATTACATAGAGTCTTCCAAGCGCCTTACCCAAATCGCGATTAGGATGAGGACAGACATCATTATAATAGCTCGCACCATAAGAAAAAGCAATTTTTTGGTATCCTAAATCTCTATAAGTTTGGTAACATGTAGCTGCTTCGTGGATAGTTCCAGCTTGAACTACTGCTACTTTTTCTACTCCTTTAGGAAGTTTGACTTGAGTCCATTTACGAGCATTTACTACTGAAGCATCTCTATTTTCCCAAACATCCGGAACTATAAATTCATTAGGACGTAATTCATTAATCCAATACATAAGACGTTCTGTATCATATGCTGTTCCTAACTCATGTAATGAGTTATCCATAATAATGTAACGTCCTTCTTCCTTAGCTTCGCGGAAATATTCCTCATAGCCTGCTTCCTCATCTAATAAATGAGGTAAACAATAGTCATAATCATTAAAATTTTTACTATCGTTTAGAATACATAACGGAGTTTCGTGTGATACTTTAATCATAACTTCTTTTTAATATTGTTGTTCATATCCAACAATGCTATTGCGATTATAAATAACCAGATATTAGTCCAAATCATAACTTTTGTTTTAATAAATATACACTTTTATTTTTTATAATCCAAATGCTTTAATAGTTTTTTCAAAAGGATTTCCTTCAATATTTTTTACTTGATCAAGCATTTCTTGAGCTAGTTTTTGAACTTCCTTTTGGGCATGTTCACTATTACGCAATTGCTGGAAGTGGTAAAATGAGCGCCAGTTAAACATCACATCCATTGTAATCTGGGAATTGAATGTTTTGAAGAATCGGGCTGATTCTTTAGCACGTTTACGTCCTAAAATAGGGGTAAAATACTCTAGACACTCGTGGTATAATTTATTACCTTCTTCAGCATAATCACGAAGTTTATTTACCCATTTGTTACTCCAATCGTAAGGAATATACATTTTATCCTCCTTAAGTTCTTTGTAACGAGCACTTTCACCGTTTATACTAACGCCAATTCGGTGTTTGAGCAAGTGTATATGGGTTGCTTGGTCTACCGTTACCAAAAAGTGTAGACCGGATTTTTCAAATGGAGTATGGTGGCCCTCACTTGCTAGCATTGTAAGTAGTTTATCTACTCGCCCTAGTTTTTCCTCAGTTAAATCTCGTGAGGTTGAAGTCCAAGCTGATTGAGCATGAACCAAATCGCTACCATAATATCCAAGTAGCTCTGCTTTATTATCTTCGTGTATTGGAAACAGACTGTTTTTCAAGGTCATAAATTGTTAATCTATTTAAAGCTCTTTCCATTGCGGGTTTATTCCCCTGATGGACATTCTTAATATAAGACATCCATTCTAAAAATCCAAGCTTACTGTTCATAATTTAAATTAAAAAAGTTATAATTTTTATTTACAATACCTATACCTTCAGCAGCAATAGCTTCATCTTCATCTGTATAGATAGCATCAACTGGGCAAGATAAACACATTCCACAGTCAATACATTCTGCTGGGTTAATGAGCATCATTTCATCTGTTTCTGTAATACATTCTACAGGGCAAACTTCGATGCAAATACCATCTTTAACTCCTATACATTTATTGCCTATAATATAACTCATTTTTATTTATTTTTACTACCCTTAGGTCTTCCTCTTCGACCTTTTCTATTTTCGGCGGGTGTTTTATATAAAAATTCTTCAGCATATTCATAAAAATCAAGAATAGTGCCATTAAAATTGAGGAATTTTTCCTCCAATTCATCTTTGGTGATTTTATATGCTGTTGTAAAAGCATCATACAGAGCTTCCATACGAGCAGGTTCTTCCTTTTCGTAATCTTCCATCAAACGCTTGTGGCGAGCTAAATCAACCTGTAATTTTTCCATTTGCATTTGATGGTCGTCTTTACTCAAATCAATTTTATCTAGAGCAGTATACAATGATAATTGAGCTTGCCAAAAATAAGATGATGGATTAAAATCACCATTCAAGATACGATCTTTGAGTGGAGCACGTTTGCCTAGTGGTTTGACATTATCAGTATGAGTGCGCCACCACATAAACTGATTGTAATTAAGTGGTTGTAATTTAGAAATATGTTCCATAACAGCCTCTCGACTATGTTTGAGAGAACCTTCTTTAATAAATCCCCAAGCCATAATTACAATCTACGATCTTTTTCAGGAATTCCCAACTCATTTTCAGCTTGTTTTAAAGCTTCTTCTAAAGTTTTCTTTACTGAGGGTGATATTTCATCACTGCTCCACTTTAAAATACCTGAGATTACTCCTCGTAAACGGCCTGATACTGAGGCATACGCTAATGCTGTTTCTTCTAAGCTCATATTATCCAAAAATTGAAAGATTATTTAATGCTTCTGTAGTACCTTCAAACCCGGGGATGTCTTTAGGCACATCTAATGTATTACCTAATTCAACATCTACCCACTTAATTTTAGCAGTAAATTTATTACCTAAAATATCAAATGAATACAACATCAATCCTTGCTTTGTAACTGAACTGACATTCATACTTTGACCAAACAAACTTAATTCACGAACTGAACCCGGACCATAGTTTTTATCATCTGAAGGGAAAAATTCAAATACTTTTTTACCTCTCCATCCACCTAGATTAACGGTGAATTCAAATGCTTCTGTTGCTGATTCGAAATGTTTTTTCATAACCTTAATTTTTCAATACCTAAATATACGAAGGCCCTTTCGGGCCTCCAAGTTTTTTTTTAAAAAACGTTGATTATTTCATCATCATTTTCTCGTAAACGTTTTATTTCAGATAGTTTTTTATTTAGTTGACCTTGTTTACTTTGAAAATCCGCGGGGCTTGATTGGATTTGTTCTATTTCTTCTAGGAGTTGATCAATTTGTTTTAAATTTTGTTCTTTTTTACTTAAAACACCATCACCATCTAGATCAAATTCATCATCACTCCATTCTTCATCTTCTAAACCATCATTTAGAGTTACATCCCAATCTTTCAATTCATCTTCAGTATAGATGTCTGTTCCCTCATCATCAGGCACAATTACTTTTTCACCATAAATGTTTTCCCTTGTTTTAGGACGTAATTGTTCAAAAGCATAGTTAGCAGCAATTACTAAAGAAATAGCTAACGGATCAAATACAAAAATAATAGTTAAAAGTAAAATATTAATAATTTTATCCATTGGAGCACCTGTTAAACCTGAAAGATATTTAAGAGGGCCTAATTCACCAGCTATATCATTGCCTGTTTTAATTTCTACAATTTCAGTTTCGTAATCAAATATTTGAGTATTTAACCCATCTACTTTACTATTTAACTCATTTTGACGTTCAACAGCTTGGTCTAATTGTTTTTCTAATGCTCTACGAGTTGAACTTGAGGTTGTTGTAATTAATTGACCTTCAGCGTTTGTATACTGTATAATGTTGTTTGATAAACCTTTTCTTAAATCGGCAACGGCTTTATCAATACTTTCTTTTTCAGCATTATATACCGCTAATTGACCTTGTACGTTATCTCTTTTAGTTTCAACTAAAGCAATTTGAACATCAATATTACCTGCTTTATTAGCTGTCTCTTGATAAGCAGCGGATAGGAAGCCATAGATACCCATTGAAGTAATTAAGACTAGTACTACAGCAGCTGAAGTTAAGTAAATCTTAAGTAAACGAGGGAGTGTTTTACGATATTGGTATAGTAAAGAAGCAATTACTAATTTAGCTACTTCAAGTGAACCAGCCATAATAATTACTTCCAAAGATGCCCCAGCAAAGAGTTTGCTAAGGCCGCTAACTGAATAGAAAGCGGCCGAAGCAGACACCGACAGGGCGGAGAGTGCGATTATAAAAGGGAATATCCTTTCTTGTATTTTTTTAATAAATAAAGAATTCATAGGCTAATATAGTATAAATAATTCCTTTTAAAAATCCAAGCCAAGAAGATAGAACTGGGTTCTTACGAACCCAATTATATTTAGTGTTTATATATTTTTTTAAAAGCATTATTTTATTTTCTGTTGCCCTTGTGATTATCTATGCGGTCCAATAATTTGTTTAATTCTTCCATTTTTATAAAACCAGACATAGATGCATTCTTAAGAGCGCTAATTAGTTGTAATATAATAAACGGTACGATAATAGTTTCACTAAGCCAAGCTGTTCCAGCAAATCCTTTTTCTACCATTAATATTACTGTTAAAAAACCTACCCAAACAATAGCACGTTGAAGTACTCTAACAGCTTTTCTAGTTTGGAATCCTTCTCTTTTAATACCTGAAGTAATACCGAAAAATCCATCGATAAAGACTACAGCTACTAAAGCTAAATATTGCTCAATATTACCCATATAGAGCTCAAGGAAATAAGAGCAAATAAATGACATAGTTGTGGTGGTTGCGGTAATTGCTAAAAAGGAAGTATTTTTCATTTTTATAGGCTGGTTAACATGTCCATAAGTTCTTGTTGTGGGAACATATCGACTTTATCTTTTCTAGTATTTGTATGAGTCCATAAACCTTTTACTTTACCGTAGTAAGCATTTTCATTAAACTCAAAGGCATCAGCCCCCTTTTCTTTAATCAAAGCAGGCAAACCAGCTCTCACATCAATACCATCTCTTTCAGCAATCCACAAAATCCAATCTTTTAATACTTGGATTTGTTTATCTGAGTAACGATGCCAATCTGTGTGACCACGGAATGGTTTTGCTAATTTAACTATTTGTGAATCAACTACAGAGGCACCGGCATATGTTTTTCCGTTTACAACATATCCAAAATTACAAACTTCGATACCAACTGAGTTTTTGTGCATTGTTTGAGAACCATTTTTACCTAAATGATAACCCCAGTTACCTTTAGGAAATGCTTGAACTAATACTCCATCGTATTGATCATCATTACCTTTACAAGAAGGGCCTCCTAATACGAATTCAGTAGCAATTCTACCAATTTTATCAGCATCCCAAGCTTTAATAGTATTAAATGGATTGTGCCAACCTGCTGTATGGTGTAAGAATAGCCATTCAGGTTTAACAGGACCAGCTAAATACTCATCTTTAGGCATAAAGTATTCAATTACTTTTAATCCATTAGATGTAGTATAAGGTTTTTTAGTATAAAGGCCTGATGCCTTTTCGGGGGTTGCTTCTGTTAATGAAGCATCAGTATCTAATAACCCCATTTTACCTAAAGTACCTCTACCTACTAAACCGTCAGCTGTTAAACCATTTGCTGCTTGCCATTTTTTTACAGCAGCTTCAGTTGCAGGACCAAAGTGACCATCCGCAGGTACTCCTACGATTTCTTGAACATCTTTTACTAGTTCTCCTTTTGATCCTACTTTAATTAACATATTTTATTCTTCTGATTTTTTACCCCAAATTTTATCAATAGATGCTAATCCTAAAGCACCAAATGCTAAAGCGGCAACAGCATTAACTAAAGATTCTGCGGGGGCAATATGTTCTTCGGTAAATTGATTTGCAAAAAGTGTTATACAAAGTGAAACACCGGCTAAAATACCAACAAATCTTTTAGAGGATGGGGTACCTTTTTCGTCTTTTAAAAGACCTGAGATCCAATCAATTATTTTTTTCATCTTTTTGGTTTAATTATAAATATTAAGAACCTTTTTCAGATGCATATTTAACCCCCATAATAGTACCAACTATTGAAAACGCATTAGTTAACAAAATACCAAACATGTTACTCCACGTAGATCCAATGATTTGTGTATCTTGTCCTGAGGTAAGGGCTATTGCATACATGATACTAGTAATAATTCCTACCCCACAAATGACAATAAGAGCAATTCTTACAATCATCCCAATTAATTCAAATTGAGATCTTTTTTGCATTAATTCTAGATCTTCTAATGCTTGTTCTTTACCTTTTTCTGCTTCTACACGTAATTTTTCAGCTTCCCAAGTAGCATTTTTTGCTTCTTCTAGGGCAACTTGTAAATCCACCATTAAAGCATCATTTTCTTCTTGTTTAGCAACTAAGTCTCTATTTTGTTGTTGGACTTGTTTAGTAACATCTAATCGTTTTCTACGAGCAGCAGTATCTTTTTCTTTACATATAATAAGATATTCCTCAAACTCTTTGTCCCCTTCGGGGGCTTTAAGAAGTTTAAGGAAATTACCTTCTACATAGATTTTCTTTTTTTTAGCAACCTCTAGTAGAACATTTCTAGTATGTTCTGTTACTTCAATCATTATCTGTATACTTTAAATGGGTTTGTTTTATTAACATACCCATTATAATCTTTCATAAACTCTTCTAAACGAGGTTCGATATCATCTGATTTAATAATCCAGAATTGGGCACCAACAGCTTTAGCTTTATTAATTTCATCTTGGTCTTCTGAAGATGAAATAATTCCAATAACACATCCATTACCATATTCGGAGTTGATTTTTCTAATCATTTCAATTCCATCCATAGAGGATCCGATAATATTTAAATCTACAAATACACATTCAGGACGTTCGTGACCTGGATCATCTGGGAACCATTCTTTAAATTTAGCATCAGCTTCATCAGAGCTATCTAAAGCTTCAATAGATAAAGCCATGTCTAAAAGTGAACATGCATCTTCAAATACTAGATGAAATAAATTTTCATCGTCTATTAACATTAATGTGTTAATCATTAGTTTAATTTAATTTTTATTTTAGTACCTTCTTTAACTCTTCCTATAACTATTTCAAAGCCATGTTCCTTAAGAATTTCAATACAGATATTAAGTCCTAATCCTGTACCTTGTTCTTTTTGGCCTTCTTTTCTTGCATAAGGTTTAGAAAACTCCCAAAATTCTTTTGGAGTTAATCCACGTCCGTTGTCTTGTATACATATAAAATCTCCTTCAGAATATATTTTAACCCATTTAGTAGGAGCATCATTGTATTTAAGACCATTACGTATTAAATTATCAATAGCTGTACAAAATAGTGCTTCATTTACCTGTAAATCTTTAGGTAAATTTTTATCTAAGATAACTTGATTTTTATAAGCTGTAAGGCGTAAATAATCTTCAAGAATGTTTTTTATATTACACTTAGTTACAGACATTTGAGCATTATTTTTTACTAAATTAGTAAATTCATAAACTCCAGAATATACTTTTTGGGCGTGTTTTAATCCATCCTCTATTAATTGTAAAGGTGCTTGGATTCTTAAATCTTTAATTTGTTCCTCAGATAATCTTCTTTTTAATGATTTAATACCTCTAGGTAAGTAAGTATTAATACCTGAGTGCATATCGTGTCTAATGATTTTAGAGGCGTGTTCTAAATAAATGTTCTTTTGAGCAATTTCATCTGTTGCTTTAACAATATCAGTAAAGTCTTGTCTAATTGAAGTGTATCCTTCTATTTCACCTTTAGAATCAAAATTAGCTTTAATGTAAGTATCCACATAATAAAATTCTCCATTTTTAGTTTTGTTAGTTACTACATCATGCCAAATTTCTCCTTTATGAACAGTATCATACATTCCCTTCCAATATTTTTTTGGTTGGGTATCTGAGTTAACTATAACGTGGTCTTTGCCTACTACTTCTTCTGATTTCCACCCAGCAACGTCTTCAAATTTTTTATTAACATAAGTAATTCTAGCTCTTTTATCTGCTTTAGTTACAATAGTAGCTTGCTGAACAAAATCCTCAAAACGCTGGGAGTCTAGGATTTGTTGGTTTAGAGCTTTAGCGATTTTAGCTTTATTTTCTAAAAATTCTTTTACTACTACAAAGAAGGGGGGCATAAATGCTATAACAGATAGCCATTCAAAATAATGTGTAAATGTAGAATGATGTATGTACTTAAATACTACTAATGTTTTAAACATAAAAAACACTAGCATAATTAAAGTTGCTACAAGCAGACAGATTCTACTTCTTATAGATATACCTTCTAAAGCTGACATTTTTTGAAACCAAGTTTTTCGAAGACCCATTTAGAGGGACAAAACTTGGTCCAAACACCAACATTAAGCATAACAATTACAAATAATATAACCCACCAATTTTGGAAAAGTGCTCCAGCAAATAATACTAAAGACATTAAAAGGTAAACCGCTCTAATAGAAGTCCAATTTTTCATAATTAATTCATTGAAATAGTTTGTACAAAAGCAACTTTAAAGCGAATCCAAACTCTATTCCAAAATGGAAGTGATTTAAATTCATCAGTATTAAAAATATCTTCTAATTCTTTCATGTCAATACATATAAAAAAGAAAAGCGCTAATAGCGCTTTCCTGGGGGCATATATAAAAACCTCTGGAGTGAGGATCAGTTTTGATTTTTACTGCCTTTAGGGCGACCTTGTCTTTTTTTACCCTTAGCAGCTGTAACTACGTCTTTGGCTTGTTTACGAGTTTCTTTAAGAGCTTTTTTAACATCAGCAATTTCTTCTTTTACTGCTTCTACTCTATCTTGAACCTCTTCAACAACGTCCTCTACTTTGTCTTTAACTTCATTATAAGTTTCTACAACTTTTTCATCAACAGTTGTTCTGTTTAACAACCAATTCCAAAATCTTTTTAAATAGCTCATTTTAATTTAATTTATATTGTCAGATATACATATATTACCCATCACAAGAAACGCAATCTACTGTGCGAGATCCCAAATCTCCTTTGATAACTGAATCAGTTCTTAAGTAATAAAGTGTTTTTACACCTAATTTCCATGCTTCCATATGCACTTGATTAATCCATTTTGGTGAATCTGTTGGGGCAAAAGCTAAATTAAGCGATTGAGTCTGATCAATATACTTTTGACGTACAGCAGATTGTTGAACTAAACCTAACTGGTTGATTTCTGCAAATGTTAAGAATACTTCTTTTTCATCTTCAGTTAATACTTCATGAGGTAAGTTTACTACGGATCCACCATCAGTTAAGATTTGATCCCATACTTTATCAGTGTTGTGTCCTTTTTCGATTAATACTCTTTCTAATTCAGGATTTCTTACAATAAAAGTACCTTTAGCACCATTAAATGTGTAAATATTTGCTGGTTGGGGTTCGATACCTGCTGAACAACTATTAATACGTGAATTAGATACTGTAGGGGCAATAGCTAACAAGTGGGTATTTCTCATACCTGTACCTTTACACCAAAGTGGTTCACCGTATTCA